TTATAATATCCTCCAAATCCATTCGAGATAGAAGGTCCTGCTCCTGGTCCACCACCTCCAGCCCCACCACTTCCATTCTTAGAACCAGCACCATTTCCACTTGAACCATTTCTATACATAATACTACCTCCCACTCCTCCATTTCCTCCACCGAATGCACCACCTCCACCACCTCCACCAGCTCCCCCAAGTCCACCAAACCCTTGACCGTTAGTATTATTAGGATCTGACGCACCTCCACCACCCCCTCCTAATAAGTAACCATAATTATATAAATTATTAACAGAGTAAGCTGTTTCAATAAATATTGCATTACCTCCATTATAACCACCAACATCTTCCAAAGTTCCTCCACCAGCAGCTAAGATTATGCCATAATTCGTAAAAGATGTAATGGTTGTACTCGTTATAAAATTAAAAAAATTACCACTATTATCAGACTGGGTATTATAATTTATGTTAGTTCCATAATAATTGATTGTATTATTATAAATATCAGTAATACTTGTAATAGATCCACTTCCAGTAATTGATATTGCAGTAACTACTAAATCGTAATAATTTCCATTCTTAACTAAATTCCAAAAATATAATCCACCATAGTAACCAGATGTGTTATATAAAATTACATTAGAATTATTAAAACCTAATACTGATAAATACGTTCCAATAATTAAGGTTGAATTATTTACTATATTAAATACTATACTTCCGGTTGTGTTTAAAACTCCAATGCAAAATAATTGACCATATACAGTTGTGCTGGTAATAGAGATATTATAATATGTTGGAGCATAACCCGCGTAAAAAAGAGGACCATATATAGTATTTCCACCTTGTGAATTATTTAAAGTAGTGATAGTTCCAATGTTATAAATACCATATCCTCCATTTCCAGTTCCAGTTCCACCACCTTCACCTCCACCTCCACCACCTCCACCACCTCCGCCTACACCATTATTTCCATTACTACCATTTCCCCCTCCATAGCCTCCTCCACCAGAGCCATAAGCTCCTTGAGATGGTCCATCCCAAGCTCCACCTCCGCCCCCAAATTTAAAAAATCCGCCTATATTTGGCGAATTACCTCCATTACCTATATATACACCATTTCCACCATAATTTCCACCACCAAGACCTCCTGTATAACTGCTGAACCCTCCTCCATTTTGACTTGGACCTCCACCACCACCTGGTCCAGGATTTGCTATTAAACTACCTCCAGCATTGTTTTGACTTCCTGCTCCACCTCCTCCACCAACTCCTCCTAGACCTCCATTATTACCTCCACCACCTCCTCCACCAAGCAATGCTCCGTAATTATTTAAAGTAGTTATAGTATTAGTATTATAAATAGCGGAACCTCCATTCTTACCAGAAGATCCTCCTGATGCTAAAATAACATAATTATTTTGAAAACTACTTATAGTTGATGTAAAATAATACATACTACCGAAATAAGTTTCAGAAGTTCCATCATTATAATTCGTTCCATAGTAATTCGTAGCATTAGTGGTAACATTTGTAAATCCACCAGTTGCTACATAAGTTTTACCATCTATTGTAACGGTAACTGTATTAGATGTGGTTGCGCCACTATTACCTGCAGCATTTACTACGATTACATTTAGATAATAAGATGATCCATAGGAACCAGTAAAAGTGAAAGTGAAAGTGAATGGATTTGGAGCGGATGGATATGAAATAAAAGCACCATAAGAAGTTCCATTTATAGCATAATAATAACCATTAACAGCACTACCATTATTATTTCCTTGATTCACTGTAGTAGTTATTGTTGTAGAACTAGCTGAAGTTATTGTTGTAGAACTAGCTGATATTGCAAGAGAAACACTAGTAGGTGCGACAGGAACAGTATATGGTATTGCTTCAACCGCATTAGAAAAAGGACTACTTCCAACTGCATTTACTGCTTGTATTTGGAATATATAGTCTGATCCATTTGTTAAATTATTGACGTTAACAGATCCACTTGTTCCTATAGAAATAGTTACATCAGAACCATTGACTAAATATTTATAATAATAAAGTGTATAATCCGTAATAGTTTCACCACCATCTCCGTTTGAACTATATGTTATAGTTACTGTTGCATTTCCAATATAAGAAATACTAATAGTTGGAGCTGAAGGCGGATAACTTGCAACCATGTCCAATATTTAAATATATATTACATAAAAAGATATTTAAATATCAAGTGAAACGGTATTTTTATCGGATTTATTCTGACGAGGTTTTCGATTACTTCGTTTTGGCATATTTCCTCCTTCTAAATCTTTGAGAGAAGTAACACTAATCATCGAATCTGCTCCATTATCTACATAACTATTTTCAGAAACTGGTTTTGTTTTCAATCCAGAAAGTAAATTATCAATATCTGTCATTTGTGGTCCTCGCATTTCTGGTCTTGAAGTAGGAACGGCTGCAGCGGATTGATAATTGTTTTGAATATCTACTCCTTGTTCTCGGAACATCGGAGGTCTAGAAGCTGCTAAATCTGGTCTATTGGTAGTGAACTGCATTTGTTGACCTGCTTGCATTTGCTGACCTCCTTGAGGTGCTTGTGCTCTATTTGACATATTACCCTGATTCTTTGTCTCTACTGCCGCAGGAGGTGGACCAAATTTCGTAGATACTTGTTCTGGTGGATTCATCATATTTTTCGCAAATTCAAAAGTAGGACTCTGTTTACTCATCGTATCTACAGCCGCATTGGTAAACATACGCATTAATTCTGGACTCTGTTTCATGACATCTCCAAAGCCAGGTGTAGCAGAACTCAACATCTTATTACTCATATTAACGACTGCAGCAGAAAATCCAAGACGTAATAATAATGAAAGTTCAGGTGCCATTTTACCGCCCTTATATTTCTCATGTAATTCAGCAAAAATCTCTTCATAACTGTCTAAATCTTCACTTACTTGTTCTCCCCATCCATCTAGATTCAAATCAAAAGGATTCAAGAAAGCATTTCCATATTCAATCGTATTCACCACGGTAGTAAACCACCATCCTTGTAGTTTAATAGAATCTTTTTTTCGCTTATCTTCTAAAGCTCCTTCATATTCATCCTCTACTTCTTCATAACTTGAATCCATAGTAAATCGGCTGGAATTTTTAATCGTTCCTTTTTCATACCAATCTTCTAATTTTTTGATCATCATTCTCTTTTTTCTGCGTTTCTCTCTTTCCGTCATATTGACAGAAGCAGAAGAAGTAGCTTTAGGAATTTCTGCGCCCATTTTTGTAAATCCGTCCCATGTTTTGGAAGTATTGTTCACGGATTCTGCAGTGGCTTGACCTACATTCGAATCGGTAGGATCGAGAGAAACGGATTTAGTTGCAGATTCTTTTCCAAATCCGAAAAAATTACCGAAACTACTGCCTAATCCTCCAATTTTTTTACTATCTCCTGGTGTTTCGGGAACATTTACAGGTTTTACTCCCGATAAATCATTCAATTCTTTTTCTAAATTATCCAATTCATCTAAATCGATTTTCATACTTGCATTCGAGGAAGATCGTTTTTTCTCATTCATCAACAATTCAATTCCTCCGCCAAAATTCACAGAACCACTAGAAGAAGGTGGTGGTGGAATCGTTGCTGTCTTATTAAAATCTAAATCGTCTAATCCAATATCAATTACTTCCATTTTTCTTATTATGTTTAGAATACATTATTTATATTTATATTTACCGCATTTTAAATATAAATATTCTCTCTCTCAATCTCTTTATTTTTCTATAATGATTCCAATTTTTTTCCGCAAATACCAAACCCCCTGTAAAAATGCGTCTGCTAAATCGTCTTGTTTTTTAGGATACGTATTAAAAAATGCGTTCCATTTTGAAAACCCTGATTTTTCGGATGATAACCATTCTTTCGTATATTGAATTCCATCTTTCTTATGTTGTTTATATTCTGGATTTTGTATGGATTCTTTATCAAATTTTTCTGTTTCATTTTTTATTCTTTTTGCCTCTTTCTCTTTTTTTTCGACTAAATATTCTCTCAATTTATTCGAAGAAGAAACAAATTCAATTATCGGAACTTTTTGTAAAATAAACATTTGAGCAACCATTCCTTGAATCGTTCTCATTTTATTCGCAATAGGAGAGATCTGATTTTCAATGACTACATATGCTATATCGGCTAAATCTATTTTAGAAAGATGTTCTGCTAGATTTCTCCCGATTTGAATAAAATCGAGAGGTTTCCCTTTTTTGGTGTTCGTTTCTTTCTGGAGAGAAGTTAGAACTTTCGTTTTTTTCCATTCTTGGATTCTCTCCATTATTTTCATTTTCGTTTCCTTTTTGTTATGTTCTAAAACAGAAACATTTTTTTCTTGTAGGAAAGTTAGGAGAGATTCTACGGATTTTTTTTTCAAAGATGTTTCTTCGAATTCTTTCAAAGGTAGAAGAAAAGAAGAAGATTTAGCATGTTTTTCACAAAAAAAGAGAGAATCTATTGAATATCTTGCGTTCTTAGAACATGTTTTTTTCGATTGTAAAAGACAATTACAAGTATCCTTTTCTTGGATTATTTCGTTTTTGTGTTCTACAGAAAGATCGATGACATTCCAATCTAAAATAGAAATCATGGAAATATCAAAAATACAATATGCTAAATTCTTGATACCATTATAA